TTGTGTTATTCTTATCCTTCTTTCAGGATGTTGTCAACACGGAAGATTCTGTAGTATTGGTTTGTACGAGCTGTTGCCAAACCGTTTGCAGGTGCTGCACCTACGAATGGGTTTGAAACCATGCCATAACGAGTTTTGAACCCGATACGTGGCTGGAAGTCGTTCTCACCAACCGCACGTACCATAGTTAGCGGTACGTATGGGCAGTAGAATACACCTGCGTCATATGGGTTAGTACCCTTATAACCTACAGTGATGTAATCTGTTGTTGCATATGGATCGATGTAAACTTTTGTACGACCTTGCAATGTGCCTGCAAATGTGTTGCCTGTGTCATCGATGTTCAATGATGTGTTCATTGCTGGTGTGTAGTCTAGCATGCCTGAAGCCGCCAACGCTGTTGCAACATCTGAAGAACAGATAACAACGTTACCTTTACCACGACGTGTGTCTTTTGCGATTTGGTTTGCTTCACGATCTAGTTGTACTACAAGACCTTTGAACTTCTCAGCTGACCAACGGCCATCTGCGTCTGTTGTCAAGTCGAAGATACCATCTGTTGTAACGTTTGAAGTTGTTGCACCAGTTTTAGCTTGGCTGTTGATTGTACGAATTACTTCGCGGTTGATCTCTGCCAAGATCTCTGTTGACAAGATGTTCGCCAACTCTGTCTCTGCGTCAAGACCGTGAATTGCTTTCAAGTCTTGTGCTAGTTCTAGAGTGTACTCTGCTTTCAACGCACGAGAAACTGCAGTAACAGTTGACTTCTCGATTGTGAAACCCATTTCGCCAAAACCGGACTCGCCAGTTGTACCTAGTTGCTCAGCATTTGCAGTTGACATACCTGTGCCGAATGTCGCTGCTGTACCTGTAGAGTCAACAGCTGCGTAGCCGCCAAGACCTGAAGGATCTGAACCTTGTGATGCACCTGAGTCACCTGAGAATGGTGAAATTGCTTCGTTGAATAGTGCTTCGTTACCTGAAGTTGCACCACCACGAGTTGTTTTGTATGTTGATTTCATTGCGAAGATCAAGCCTGTTGGGCCTGTCATCGGCTGAACACCACATACATCATATGCCATTAGGTTTGGCATAGCACGGCGAACTAGTGAAATAAGAACTGGGTTCCAGTTTGACACGTTCCCTGTGTTGTTTGCTGCTGCATCTTCTGACAAGAAGTTTTGACGTGAGCCTTCTTCCATTAATGCTTTTTCTGTGTTCTCCAGAACGGCTGCAGTAACTGCTTTACGGTGACGATCACCGATGTTACCAGCAGACTCTTCGTTCAATACTGGAGACCATTTCTCTACGAGACGATCATAAGTTTCCATAATTGGATCTCCTAATTACTTAATTGTTTTTCTAAGGGCTGCTACATACTGTTCCATCATTCCGGAAACTTCTTGAGTGTCTGACTCTTCTTCTGTTTCTTCAATGATTGACTCAGCAGTTGTTTTCTTAGCGAAATACGATTCTTTCAAAGTTGCAACTTTCGATGCAAATTCTTTTTCTGAACCAAACTCGATTGATTCCGCCAAAGATGTTAGCTTTTCAACTTGAGTTTCTGCTAGATCTTTTGCCGCTTCACGGATAACCGCTGCGCGCTTATATGATTCCAACTCTTCTGCAAGTTGCATAGCTTTAGCTGTTGCTTCGTTGACTTGCTCTTCAAGCTCGTCATTTGCAGTAGCTAGTTCGTCAACTAGGTCGACTTTGGACTCTGGAACTTCAACGTATGACTCAACGAACAAGTCTTTCAACTTATCCATGAAGCCTTCTGCGATTTCTGCGCGTAGGCCAGATTGGATCGCTAGTTTGTTTTCTTCCATCCATGTCTCAACTACATAGTTGAGGTAGCTGTCTACTTTCTCAACAAGATCAGCTTTAGTAGCTTGTACTTCTTCGTCTAGTTGCTGAGCGTACTCTTCTTCTAGGCGATTGATCTCTGATGCGATTTTCGACTTAACGGCTGCTTCAAAAATTACTGCTGTTTTGGCTTTAAAGTCTTCCGACAATGTCGCCTCAGATTCAACAAGAGCATTGAGGTCGTCACTAAAGTCTCCATCAATTTCTACGTTTTCGGCCTTCATTGCTTTGCCAGCAGTTTTTAATTCAGACGCTTGGCTGTTGCTCTTATCACCCTTGCGAGCAGGGGCTTTTTTAGTAGCGGCTGCTGCTTTGTCGGCAGCTGCTACAGATTGAGCTTCAGCATTCTTTGGATCGTGAGCTTCTTCGATTTCCTCGTCGAGCTCAACATTTTGATCTACTTGATCTGTCATGTTTGACTCCTTAATATTGCTGTGTTTTCAGTAACGAGAGGAAATTTTTGAACTCACGCGTTTGAACCTCATAGAGGTCTGTGCGTGGAGCTTTTTTAATTTCAGTCTCCATTTCTTCAATTACTTGAGCTTCAATAATACCATTATTCCAGACCCACTCAACACCTTCCATAATTCCATTAACAAAAGCTGTTGGTGCAGATGGATCTTGTACGATATCAACCGTATTAAGAATAAAGTCGTCTTTGACGTACATTGTACCATTACGTTGCTCAAGGCTACCCATACCACGAGTTGACACTCCTAGTTGAACACCACCCTCAAGCAAACCTTTTACAATATTGCCCATTGGAGTATCCAATATTCGTGCCTTTCCTACCACATCATTACCTTTCCATTCAAGGGCTTCGATGAGGTGAGAAACCTTATCTAAGTTTACAGTTGGACCATCTGGATGATTTAATTCACCAACTGCACGCTTAGTTTTAA